CGACGGCGACCCAACAGGAGAAGAATTTCTTAAATCTATTGATTCAAGGCATTTTAAAAAAACAACATCCACTGAGTATGATTCCATTGATTGGAAAAACGTAAGAAATATACAATAGCAAGGTAAATGAATGGGTATACACTACCTAGGTAACCCAAAGTTAAAAGCAGCTAATGTCCCAGTTGAATTCACTGAAGAACAATTAACTGAATATATTAAATGTCAGAACGATCCTGTTCACTTCATTACACAGTACGTTAAAATTATTCATGTTGATAAAGGTTTAGTAGATTTTGATCTATATCCTTTTCAGGAAAACATGGTTCGCAAATTTCATGAGAACCGTTTTGTAATATGTAAGATGCCACGACAGTCTGGTAAGTCAACCACTATTATCGCTTTTTTCTTACATTACATTCTTTTTAATGAAAACGTACAAGTAGGTATATTAGCAAATAAAGGTTCTCTCGCTAGAGAATTATTAGATAGATTAAAACTGTCTTATGAAAATTTACCTATATGGTTACAGCAAGGTGTTTTAGCTTGGAACAAAGGAAATATAGAATTAGAGAATGGTTCGAAAGTATTAGCCGCAGCTACATCATCATCAGCGGTTCGTGGATCATCTTTTAACATAATTTTCTTAGACGAGTTTGCTCACGTACCAAAAGAATTAGCCGAAGAATTTTTTACTTCAGTTTATCCTACTATATCATCAGGTCAAACTACTAAAGTTTTTATTGTATCTACTCCTTTAGGTTTGAACCAATTTTATAAGATGTGGGTAGATGCAGAAGAAAGAAGAAGTAACTATATACCTATTGAAGTCCATTGGTCTGAGATTCCCGGCAGAGATCAAACATGGAAAGAAGAGACGGTTCGTAATACAAGCGAAAGACAATTCTCACAAGAATTCGAAACTGAATTTATTGGCAGTACGAGAACATTGGTGGCCGGATCAAAATTAAGATCTATGGCATTTAAGACGCCAATTCATTCTTATGAGAATTTAGATATATTTGAACAACCAATTGAAAAGCATACTTATACAATAGTATGCGATACAGCAAAAGGTTTACAATTAGATTATTCTGCATTTACAGTGATAGATAGCACAACTCTTCCTTATAAGGTTGTTGCAAAATATAGAGATAATGAAATATCTCCTATGTTGTATCCAAATTTTATATATAAAGCAGCTAAACATTATAATGATGCGTTTGTATTAGTAGAGGTCAATGATATAGGAGAGCAAGTAGCAATAACCCTCCATCAGGACATGGAATATGAAAATATGCTGATGATGAATTGGAAGGGAAGAGGTGGACAACAATTGGGTGGTGGATTTGGTAAAAACGCACAATGGGGTGTAAGAACTACAAAACAAGTTAAACGCTTAGGTTGTTCAACTTTAAAGAATTTAATAGAAGAAGATAAACTCATCATTACAGATTATGATATAATATATGAGCTAACATCTTTCTCAGCTAAAAAAGAATCATATGAGGCCGAAGAAGGACACCATGATGATTTAGTTATTACATTGGTTATCTTTGCATGGTTAACAAATCAGAACTATTTTAAAGAATTAACAGATTTTGATTTGAGAGAGAAAATGTATCATGAGAAAATGAAAGAAATAGATGAATCATTTCTACCTTTCGGATTTATTGAAGATGGCCTAGAACCGGAAACTATCGTTGATGATGAAGGCACGCGATGGAAAGTACAACGTGAAGATCAAGCACTAAGAGATCAAGGGCATAGCATATACGGAGTGTAAGCTTGGTTATTTATAAATAATATCAGTAACAATAGTACATGAACTTAATAAATTTTTTCAGCGATTACAGGAGAAGAAGATGGCATTTACAGTAAGTCCAGGAGTAGTTACTCGCGAAATAGATTTAACTACCATAGTACCTGAATCTGGAACGACTGCAGGTGCTTTTGCTGGGGCTTTTCGCTGGGGACCTATAGATAAAATCGTTAGTGTAAGCAGTGAAGATCTACTGGTTGAAAACTTCCAGAAGCCTGACTCTTCAACATATCTAAGTTTTTTTTCAGCGGCAAATTTTTTAGCCTACGGACAAAATTTGAATGTTGTTCGAGTAGCAAATACATCAGCATATAACGCAACTACAGATTCAGCAAACGCAGTTTTGATTAAAAGTGATGAGTCTTATTATAATACTTATTACACAGAATTCGGTGGTTCGGGCGCCTCAAATGATTACGGGGAATTCGCAGCCAAGTATGCCGGCCAGTTAGGCAACTCAATGAAGGTATCACTTTGTGGTGCTGACATTCCATCCGGCTTATTGACCGGAACCATTGCGATAGCATTCGCAGCAACAGAAGGAACAGTTACAGGAACTGGTACAGCCTTTACTTCGGAATTACAAGTAAACGACGTAGTTTATACTAATTCATCATCATATTCAATTGTAACAGCAATTGCAACAGATACTGCAATGACTGTTTATTCTTCTGCTAATACAGACATAGCCAGTGGTACAGCCGTAACAAGAGCTTATTCATCTCAGTATTCAGAAAAAGAGGAAGGATCTACAGGAATCGCTCCGGGTTGTATAATGGGAACCGTTCAGGTTGCTGATTCAGCACGAAAAGTTATGACTGGTACAGGAACATACTTTGATCTTCAACTAGCTGTAGGTGATAAAGTCACCATTAGTGGAGAGTCACACAAAGTAGCTTCTATCACAAGTAATACAAGCGCAACCTTAGAAACAGCAATCTCACCAAGTTCAGCCGCCATTTCAACTAGTGTAAACTGGGCAAGAGAATGGGAGTTTGCATCTAATTTCGATTATGCTCCAACTACTTCCGATTTTGCAGTTCGTAGAGGTGTGGGAAGAGACGAAGTTCATGTAATAATAACAGACGAAGATGGAGAATGGACAGGAGTTAAAGGAACTGTTTTAGAAATTTTCCCAGCTTTGTCAGTAGCAAGCGACGCCAAATCAGAAGACGGCCAAGCACTCTATTATAAAGAAGCAATTAATAGGCGTTCCAAGTATGTCTGGTGGATGAAACATCCAACCGGTACAGGAGCTGACACTGCGCCTAATACCGCCTCATGGGGAACATCAGCGAATTCTGCTTTGAAACCATTTTTTACTCAAAATAGAATAGGTATAAATGCTAGCATGTCAGGTGGTGCCGATGGACAGGACTTAACCGACGGCGAGATTATTACTGGATTTGATAAATTTAAATCTTCTGAAGATGTTGATGTATCCTTAGTAGTTACAGGTGCACAATCTTCAGTTGTAAATTCATACCTTATTAGTAATATTGCAGAGACTCGTAAAGATTGCATGGTATTCTGCTCACCGGAACAATCCGATGTTGTTAATAATTCCGGAAATGAAGTTAATGCAATTAATAATTTCCGAGATAATTTGCCGAGCTCATCATATTCGGTTATTGATAGTGGATGGAAATATCAATACGATAAGTACAACGATACTTTCAGATACGTTCCATTAAATCCGGATATGGCAGGACTTGTTGTAAGAACAACACTGGAAAGAGATTTCTTCTTTTCGCCTGCTGGTTTTAATAGAGGACAGGTTAAAAATATTGCTAGGTTAGCATGGAATCCAAATAAGACCGAAAGAGATAATCTTTATAAAAATGGAGTAAATCCAGTTGTATCCTTCTCGGGTCAGGGAACATTGCTTTTTGGAGACAAAACGCTATTAGCTAAACCTTCAGCATTTGATAGAATTAACGTTAGAAGGCTTTTCATTACATTGGAAAAATCTATTGCGAATTTCGCAAGGTTTTCAATGTTTGAATTCAACGATGATTTTACAAGATCCAGTTTTACTTCTTCAGTTGAACCTTTCCTTAGGGATATTCAAGGACGAGGTGGTATAACAGATTTTGCGGTAGTTTGTGACGAATCAAATAATACTCAAGAGGTTATCGATCGAAATGAATTCGTTGGAAGTATTTTTGTCAAACCGACTAAGAGTATTAACTTTGTATTGCTAAACTTTGTCGCTGTAAGAAGTGGCGTAGAATTTGAAGAAGTTGTAAACG